CTTGCCACCGAAAAAGTCATCCTCGAAAATAGCGTGATTCTTAAAACCTGTCATTTCTTATTTCCTTTTGTTGTTGTTTTATCGCTGCCTGGGAAAGCCCTGGCCATTGCCGACCAGGGCTGTGATGTCAATCAACCGACACTAGGTTCGGTTGCCGAAGATTCCTCGATGGTCAATCACCGCTGCAGCCATCGATTGCCGAACGTAATAGTGATAAGTGTCGTTGTCCTTGTTCCACTCAGACTCAAGGACTGGAGCTTCTTCGCCATTAAGGAACGTGATCTCGACGGTATCGATTTGCGAATTGTCCGCAATCGCGTACCAGTTGGTCGCGCTGTTTGCGTCAAGCAAGGCAGTTGCAACAACTTGCAGAGGCCGAACGCCGTTCACGCCGTAGATGTTCACTACGCCCTCATTGCCGTTGCTCTGAGCGTAAGATTGACTGTTGACCAGTTCCAACGCGGTCGCTGCGTATGCTTGCGGTACGAGCAACGTCCGAGGCGACAGATTGAGGTAAACGTCGCTGCTGAGACCCTTTTGCAAGGCCATCAACTTGAATGCTTCGTTCAGAGTCGTCACGCTTGGAGCCGCAACCGAGGAAGCGGTGATATTGCTTCCGCTGGTGTGCGATGAACTAAACAGGCTGTACCCGTCGGCCATCGTCGGGTTGGCAAGCAAAGCATCGTAAACGACCTTCTCTTGCGTCCTTCGAGCACCGTTGCCGTGCATCGCTGGAATGCGAGACAGAGCGTCAAGGTCGTCATTGACAACCGTTTCCCAAGACACCGAGAACTTCTTGCCGAACTTCTCAACCTTGTAGGATCGCTTGGAATCGCTGATTGACCCTTCTGGATACGGAGCCCCTTCGGGAACCATTTCAAGGTTCGGAGATTCACCAAGCTGGATGCGATTGATGTTCTTGAAGTCATCGACCGATTGAGCCTGACGAGCCCACAGAGACCAAGTGTAAGGTGCTTCCTCGTAAGCCGCTCGAAGCGTCTTGCTGGCCGCATCAAGAAGGATGTTTTGAAAACTTCCGGTTGTGTGGTAGGCCTCCACCGATCGGCGAATATTGAGCCGTTGGAAAGCCTTCTCTTGACCCATTGCCATCCGAGCAACATCGGCTCGGCTGTACTTCTCTGGAGTGATGCCCATGCGTCGAACGCACAGTTCAGCAAGCCGATACATGCCCAGGTTCTTGAAATCGTCGGAACCCGGAACCGTTGGAGCTTGTCGCTTTACGGTGCCTTGGAAGCATCGCTGAACAAGACCAGCCTTGGCCGCAGCCTCGAACTTCTCTTGCTCGCTTTCAATAACTCGGAAATCAGTACCAACAGTTTGGCCGAGTGGTGCATTGCTCATCTTTCGGATAATCCTTTCTTGAGCGTCTGGAACACTGCATCCTGACTCGATCAGTTCATCCACGAAGGCACGCTCGACCTTCGCTAGAGTCCCCGCCGAGATAATTGCTTTGCGTCGTTCGTCAACCACTTTGAGTTGACGAGCAACTTCCTCTTGTACCTTTTCGTCCATTCGCATGGCCTCATCTTCGGGCTTGCTTTCTTCGGCTCTTGCCATTTCTTCGGATGGCTTCTCGCCTTCCATGTTTTCGATCTCAAGCGATGGCTTTTCCATGTGGTCTGCCATCCACTTGATAATCTCGCTCGCTTCGGTCATCCCTTCTGGGAGACCAAGGGCCTTGAGTTGAGCCGTCAATTGCTCATCCATGCCTGCCTGCCTTTCTTCTTGGTCATATGACCGTCGAACCGTGGAATTAGGATCTGCACCCGTTGCGCAGATCGAAGCATTGTGAGGTTCCCAAGCAGTTACTATTTCCGCTGGCCCCTCAATCACCTTGCCTTGTCGGGTGGTGTACGTTTGACTTTCTGACACAAAGACCCTCTCTAGGATCTGTGCGTCAATCGAGAAGTCGTTCAAGTGGCCCTCGTTGTATCGAGTGGCTACAATTTGAGAATCTGCGTCGGATGCAAATGAGGCATCGCCAACTAGCTGACCGTCTTGGATTGCGATGTTGCGAATTGATCCAAATACATTCCGCACCGTCTTGTCGTTGTGACTGTCAACGATTGGCAGTTGGTTCTTGCCGTTGCGAAATTGCACTCCATCCATAAGCAATACCTGACGGATCATTTGCCGACGCTCTTGATCGTATATCTCAATCGGCGTTTCAGTGGCAATCACAGCCTTACCATCTTTTGGTGCCAAGAATGATCGCTGGATCTTTGGCACCAAAGCGATCCTTTCAACCGTGTCTCTTGCTTCCATTTGTCGCTTTACCTTTGCTGACCAAGATTTGCCCGCATCACCGCCCCAAAGAGCCCAAGCGATCCGACCCGCTGACGGAAATCCTTTTTGACCTGGCTTCCAGCCTTCGCCCTTCTTGTCAACTTCGTGACGAGCAAAGTAGGAAACCATCCTTCCGATCGTATCGGGACTGATCTCTTTGCCATTGGACAAGTCACGAGCCCTAGCAACGCCAACGGGAGTCCCGCCGCGATTGTGTTCGCGTCTCCATTCAAGGCCTTGCTTGGCTTCTTCACGCACGCCCTCAGGAGGTGTAAAGTCGATGCCGTCGTACTTCGCACGCTCGATCTGTTCCGATGCGTACAAAGCCGCGATCTGATCGTTCGCTTCTGATTCGCTTGCATGGCATCCCATAAGTTGACGTTCGTCAGACTTGAACACGCCCCAAGGCTTCTTGACAGGGCAAGCCGCTGTGGTCTTTGCGTCATAAGGCATTGGCTACCTCGCTAACGACCTCTTGAGTCTCTGGAGCCGGAGCCGCTGACGATTGAGCCGCCGAGACTGCTAGCTGTTGCTCTTGCGGTGTCATTAGGCCAAGCCGCTTCTTCAATGCCTGCTCTTTGGCCCTCTGATAGAACACAGCCCTCCAAGACCTGCCACGGGATCCTAGTTCGGTTTGGTAATCGCTCATGAAGGATTCGATGGCATCCTTCGCCGCTGCTTGCTCTGATTGTGGATCGACCCATTCCCACTCAGGAGTCTGCCACTCGACAGGACAAGAGGCTCGGCGGTCACTCAGCAACTCGCTGGAGGTAGGAAACGAGGGTAGGGAACTGAGTGCCGCCGAGTCGCAAAAAGAGTCCCAGATCGGTTGTAGCAAGTGCCGGATTAAATACTGTTGCCAACATCGGAACCGCCTTCGGTCCTCGAGCTGGCTCGTCCTTGATGAACTGTAGGATGTCTGGCTGTAGTCCCTTGCGACCGTTTCGTAAGACAAACCGGTGCCGACTGCGATCTGCCTGAGGATCATTGCAATCCAAGGTTCAGCCGCAGAGTTAGGACGGCCTGGATTTAAGCCCACAACATCTTCACCTGGGCGAAGATTCATCACCATTCCAGGCTCGACATGGGTGAAGCTATTGCCAGCCGAATCGGTATTTCCAATCGAATCCGGCTCGATCAAGTTTCCAAGTGGCGTATCAGTCTTGATCGCCACCGTGAAACAACTTGCCACCGCCGAAGCTTGCAGCTCGTTGTCAAGATATGTTCCAAGGTCACGGATCGGAGCAACGACAGGAGCAAACCAAGTCACGCCGCGCGTTTGTCCGATGCGATCCTGGCGGTATAGATGGATGATCTCATTTGCCGGCACTCGCTCTGGAGTCCGAGTAACGGCGTATGGCTGCAACGGATGATCCTTGTAGATCCAGTAAGCAACTGGCCGCCCGAGGTCATCGACTTCTACGCCGCGAATGATTCGATTATCACCTGCCGGAGTGAGCCTTGCTGCGTAGTTATCCTTGTCACCGGCAAGCCTGTCGGCCTCGATCAATTCGAGAGCCAACGGAACTGGACGATAGATGCCTCGATAGACATTGCTCGGTGTGCGGATGATACGCACAAGCACTTCGCCAGCTTCGACCATTTCACGTTGGCATATAGCTTGGATTTCGTCGAGCGTGTAACGTCCGTTGACATCGCAAAGTTCGGCCCACTCCGACCAGTATTTGTCCCGCTGGTCGTTGATATTTTCTAGGTCATCGCCTGCCGGAGTCTCGAACACGGACTGAGCCTTGATGCCACACCCGACCACCGATGAAACAATGGTATCAACCACGCCCCATGCGTAAGCATTGTTCCGCACCAAGTCCCGAGCCCATGCCCGAAGAGTATCCGCACCGAATGGCCCGGTTAACTCCATGTCCGCTGGATTGTTCTTAGGCTTGCGACTCGATGAGATTCTCGAAGGCTCGGCACCCGTGAAGGATCGGAGCACCTTACGAGCCTGAGCCCGCCTGAGTCCAGCCGTTGGACTGATCGCCGTAACGATTGAATCGAGCATCTTTCCGATCATCGACGAGCCCTCGACAATCGACCGAGAGTCACGCCACCGGAACCAGACTCACGCTGCACAACATGCAAAAGCTTTTCACGCTCAGCCATGAGGCTAGCAAGATCAAGCTTAGTTACCGTCCTTGATCCAATAGAATACTGCTGAGCCCCTCCGTTTAAGAGAGCCTCAATAGCTGCGTCGATGAGTGCTAACAGACTTGCCGCTGATGCCATGCACAAAGGAT